TTTTGTATCATTAAAGAAATTATTAAAACGTCTTTTAATTTCTTTATTGTTAAATGGTTTTCCAAATACAATCATTTTCTTTATTTCCTTTTTTTGTTTTAGTTTTTTTAAGTCTTTTAAATGTATCATACAACTATTAGTATATATGCAAATATTGCATAGGTCAAGCTGTAGCCATGCAAAAATTACATACCATATTTACGCCATAATTTGTTCTGTTTATGTTCCAATCTGTGTCACGTGACACCAGCAATAAAAAAAATATTTAAAAGACTTGCATCAAGATTTAATTAGTTTATAAAGGTAGTTATGGGTATTCCTAAAAAAAATAAAAAAAACAATTTAAAGAATTTCAGTAAGAAATTCGGTTGTTTAATTTTAGGAGTAAAAAAAATGGAAAATAAAAAACCCCAAAAAAAAGAAACTGACTTTGATATTAAGAGTTTTAACTCTTATAAATCTTGTCAATTAGATATAAAAAACTTACAAAAAATAAGCGAAAAGGTTGAGCAAACTGGGCTTATTGCATTAGTAGGTTTATCTAAAAAGATAGTCAGTTTTTACAATGATGTTGCGACTAGTTGTGAAAAAAATAGTTTAAAAACTACTGACTATTTTAATTTGACTAGCATTAGAAAATATCTTTACGAATTAGTTGATTACCCTCAGCAACAAGATGCTGATGGTAAACCAGTTCGAAATTATGTATTTGAAAATGCTGTAAGTCGCTCCATCAAGTTAGCGTTAGTTTTAATTAATAAAGATAAAACACACGCTGAAATAAAAAATAATGTTGTTTATGCTAAAAGCAACACTATCTACCCACACTTAAAGACTAGCGGTAATGGTGATATTAAATTCACTAAAAACCCTGATGAGTCTTTAATAAAAGTAAGTACCAGAGGGCTTGAAATGTTATGGGCAAAAATTGCACCAGCAAAAACAAATAAAGTTCCAAAAGTAGAAAAAGAGGTTAAAATTTTAGATACATTTAAAAACATTAAAAGTATTTTAAATACTGAGATTTTAACTCGACAAAAAAATGTCAATTACTTTATTGAAAAGTATGGCTTATCTGAAATTGAGCAATTAAAAAAGATTGCTCAATATGCTTTAAGAATAGTTGAGCAGAAAAGCCGTGACGATAAAAACTTTGATACAGATGGTAATATTAAAGATGGTAATATTATTAATGTTAAAAATGTTGAGTTCAAAGTATTTGACGCAAAAAATCAAAGTATAGCTAAGGTAAGTTAAGCTATATTCGTGGGAATACCCATTATAAAACCCTCGTAGCAATACGGGGGTTTTTTTTTTACACCCCCCTAAAAAATACCTGACTATATTTTGCGGTGATTACTGCGAGAATTTCAAGTGATTAACTGCGAGATATTTTAATACAAAATTGAGTGTTACCTGAAGCATTACAAAGAGTAAACCAATTACTCAATAATAATTTTTACAATTTTTACTATGGTGTAACCACACTACCCCCGCAGGCTACCCCCACCTAGCCCTGGTATATACATACAAACACACCATAAAATCACAAAAATCACTGTTAACTACTGCTTGGCTACACCCTATGGTTACCTGCGTGTGTTCCCTGAGGTATTCCAGGCTATATTTTAAGGAATATTCTAAGGATTACCGACAATATCCCTAGGGGGGAGTGTAAATTTACCCTTGTAATAGATATAAAGGCCCCCTGGGAAGTACCTAGGTACTTATTATACACCCTCTGCGTAATTTGTCAACAACTTTTTTGTACAATTAGGTCGCACCTACAAATATTGCAAAGAAAATACTTGACAAAAGTTGTAAACCTCGTATAATATAATATAACATGGGATTAACTAAAGGGACACACACGAATAAGCACACGATTGCACACAAGGTCATCACTAGTTAACCCAACTAATATAGGCAAAAGCCTTTAACCAGGGATAACATGATCGATCTTTTACTATTTCTATGTACATTAGTTCTATTTTTAGATTATATGCATAGATTTTATATTGCAAAAGATCCAGAAGACCCAGAAACTAAACGTTGGATTGCAGAAATAGAAGCAGACAAACGTAGAGAAGAATTTTACAAAGAGGATAAAGACAATGAGTAGAATCAGAGGACCCAAAGACAAAGAATACGGACAGAAAAATCTTGATGAAGCACCTAAGACTTTTAGTCAAAGGGCAAGTGAGAGACGTGCCCAAAATAAAGTTGATGCTGCAAAACGTGGACAAAAAATAAAAGACTTTTTCACTAAAAAAAATCCTGATTCACCAGGAGCACAGTTAGCAAAGAGAAAAAAAATTAAAGAAATTAAAGAACAAGAAAAGGCGACCAATAAAATAACTATGAATATTGGTAAAGATACTTCAAAATCTAAATCTGGTATAAATACTAAAAAAGTTGGATCTAGAGTAAGAGGTCCAAGAGATAGTATTAAAACTAAACCAGCAGCTGCAGCTACAATGGGTAAACCAAAAACAGATACAAAACCTAAACCAACATCATTTGCAGATGCATTTAAACAAGCAAAAGGTAAGAAGACATTTGAATTTAAAGGAAAGAAATATGCAAGAGTTACAGCAGACGAAGTTAAAAAAGCTGGGTTTGCATCTTTGAAAGATTATTTAAATGCTCCAAGAAAAACACAAATCGCAAAAAAATAAAATCAAAGAACTAGACTTCTTTGAGATAATGGAAATTGTAAACGCAAAACATGGATTCTACTATAGTAAAGACTCGAGAAAAAAACTTGACAGATATGCAAGAAAAGTTTCTAGACGCATTGTTCGGACAAGCCAAAGGAAACCTAAAACACGCAGCAGAATTAGCAGGTTATTCGGAGCATAGTTATCCAAAACTTGCAAAGAGTCTTAAGAAAGAAATTTTAAGTTTAGCAGAGGATCACCTCACCACACACTCTGCAAAGGCAGCTGCACGTCTCATAGACGCTCTGGACGAAGACGGGACCACTCCACACTCTAATATTCGTTTATCAGCTGCCACACAAATTCTAGATAGAGTTGGTATTATTAAGAAAGATCAGCTCGATGTTAATATGAAATCGTTATCAGGTATATTTGTATTACCTGCAAAAGATGGAACCAATAAAAATTAAAAAAAGAGCTAGGACTATTCCTTTTGGTTTTAAACAATCAGAAGATCCTAACTACATAGAACCTATCAAAGAAGAACTCGATGCTCTTAATCAAGCAAAAGAATATTTAAAAACTTGTTCTCTAAGAGAAACAGCAAGTTGGTTACATAGAAAAACAGGTAGATATATATCACATGTCGGACTCAAAAAAAGAATTAGTCGAACCTCCGAAACCCAAGAAGAAGAAAGTATACAAAGCGAGGGAATCGACAAAGCAGATTCTTGAACGAAGTAGAAAGAAAGTCGCTCAAAAAGAACAAAGTCTACGATCTGCCAAACGTGAAGCAGAAAATTTAAAAAATAAACTGTTAACTATAAACAAGGCACTAGACGGTAAAGACACTAAACTACTAACGGAAGACTTAATTGATAGTGCACCTAAACCCGTTCAAGATCATATTAAAGAGCAAGATGTAATCTTTAAACCTAACACAGGTCCACAGACACAATTTCTTGCCGCTTCCGAGCGAGAAGTATTTTATGGTGGTGCAAGAGGTGGTGGTAAATCATATGCTATGTTGGTTGATCCATTACGATACTGCCATAGAGCAACGCATAGGGCACTCTTAATAAGAAGGACAATGCCTGAGTTGAGAGATTTAATTAATCACTCACAACGTTTATACTCACGAGCATTCCCTGGAGCAAAATGGAGAGAACAAGAAAAAGAATGGCGATTTCCATCAGGAGCAAAAATAGAGTTTGGTTATGCAGAGAACATGACAGACGTTTTGCGTTACCAAGGACAATCGTACACATGGATAGGAATAGACGAGTTACCTCAATACCCTACTCCAGACATATATAATTTTTTAAGATCATCCTTAAGATCGGTTGATCCTGAAATACCAGTTTTTATGAGAGCAACTGGCAACCCAGGAAACGTAGGTTCACAGTGGGTTCGTGAGATGTTTGTAAATCCTTCTACGCCCAATGAAAAGTTTGATGTAGAAATTAGTACACCAGTAGGAGTTAGAAAGATTTCACGAAGGTTTATACCTGCTAAGTTACAGGATAATCCATACTTGATGCAAACAGATGATTATTATATCATGCTAGCATCATTACCAGAAACTCAAAAGAGACAATTTTTAGATGGAGATTGGGATGCATTTGATGACTCAGCTTTTCCAGAGTTTAAAAAACAAACACATGTGGTTGAAAGTTTTGAGATCCCTAAAGGATGGTATAGATTTCGTGCTGCAGATTGGGGCTATAGCTCTCCTGCTTGTTGCCTCTGGTTTGCTATTGATTACGATAATAATATTTGGATCTATAGAGAGCTGTATGTCACTAAGAACACGGCTGATCAATTTGCTAGAAAAGTACTTGAGTTAGAACACGGAGAGTATATTAACTACGGAGTATTAGATTCTAGTACATGGGCAAAACGAGGAGATGTAGGTCCTAGTATTGCAGAAACTATGATACAAAATGGTTGTCGTTGGAGACCATCAGATCGTTCTCCAAAGAGTAGAATTAACGGTAAATTGGAAGTGCATAAACGATTTACCCTTAATCCTGATACGAAAGAACCAGGTTTAATGATATTATCTAATTGTAGAAATTTAATTAGAACATTATCTACATTACCAGTCGATTCAAATAATCCTGAAGATGTAGATACAAAAGCAGAAGATCACGCATATGATGCACTTCGATATGGATGTATGAGTCGACCTCTTCATCCAGCTTATGCAAAACATTTTAAAAGAATAAATACACAAACTGAATTTAATCCAACAGATAAAGTTTTTGGATATTAATGCCACTAAATAAAAAAGGTAAGAAAATAAAAAAAGCAATGGAAAAACAGTATGGCAAAAAGAAAGGCCAGGCTGTTTTTTATGCTATGGAAAATTCTGGAAAATTAAAAGGTGTCAAAAAAAATAAAACTACCAAAAAGAAATCGTAAAAATTTTCCATATAAACTTGTCATGGTTTGGTGGGAAGATATTATATCTGATTCTAGTTGGGAAGATATTATAGAAATTAAAAAAGCTAATACTTCAGTTTGTTGTAGTGTAGGGTGGTTGATGCATACCGACTCAGTGCGTACAATTGTTATGGCAGACTTTAGTTGGGAATCCGATGGCTCTATAAAACAAGGCGGATGTTATACTACAATTCCTACAAAAAATGTCATCAAGACAAAACAAATAAAAATATAGACAATCGTAATTAGGAGAATATAAAATGGAAGCAAATTTTGATCCAAAAGCAAAAGTAAAACAAGGACAGTTTAGTGATGCACCTGATGGAAAAAATCCAAACAGGGAACATACTAATATTGATTTTACACAGCATGCACCAAAAAAATATCAAGAGTATGACTATGATCCAGTTGTACCTTCAAAACCTGGTGCTGAACATGTGCAAGATTCTTTGTTTAAAATGGCAGATGAAAAAGATTACTAATGGCTGAAGATAACGGAAATAAATTAGGACCTAAAAGCAACTTCATAGCTGAAGTATATGCTAATATGGAAACTAAAAAAATTGTAGATAAAGTTAAAAAAGTTATAAAACAATTTGGTAATAAACCAAAAGAAAAACCAGGTAAAAAATATGGTATTCATGATTTATTAAAAGGTGATGAATACAGACCACCAAAACCATAAGGAGAAAAATATAATGTTTATATTTCCAACTTACAAACAAGTAAAAGAATATTGGACAAACTTCAACGACAATTTTACAAAATTTATAAAAGATTGGCAAGAAGATATATTAAAAAAATAAGGAGACATAACTATGATGAAAAGATACATGCATGGAGAACTTGCACCTGATGCACCAAAAAGACCTAACGATGCTATGGAAATAGATCCTAATTCAAAAGTGAATCAAGGAGACATGGCTGGAGATCAAAATGATGCAAAAGGTAAATCAAAATCTAAAGTAGATCCAGCAATTTTTAGAATGGCTGAAGAAAGAGACTACTAATTAAATAAAACATGGCTGACGATAAAGATAAGAGAGAAATTTATGTGGACAACAATCTCGTTGGCTATATAAGAAATAAATTTCAGGAAGCAGAGACATCTAAAATATATGATGAAAAAAGATGGCTCAAGTCTTATAGAAACTATAGAGGTATCTATGGTCCTGAAATGGCTTTTCGTAAAAACGAAAAGTCTAAAGTATTTGTTAAAATTACAAAAACAAAAGTTCTTGCATCTTTTGGTCAGATCATAGAAGTTTTATTTTCTCAAGGAAAGTTTCCTTTAGGAATAAAACCAACATCTGTTCCAGAAAATATTGATGAATACGCAAGAATGGTTACCCCACAAGAAAAACAAATGTCTGGTGGTGATAGACCTTCGCCTGTAAATCCAAATCCAAAAAACTCAGATGTTGTAAAAAGTTTATATGGATTCAATGGTGATGGGCAAAGTATTCCACCAGGAGTTACTGCAAGTGATTTAATAAAAACAATTGCACAAGACTATGAAGAATTAGGTTTTGAAGAAGGTACATCAATTCAAGGTGAACCACAAATAGAACCAGCTCATATGGCTGCTTCTAAGATGGAAAAACTTATTCATGATCAATTAGAAGAATCTAATGCAATTACTATTTTAAGACATACATTTTTTGAAATGTGTTTAATGGGCACTGGTATTTTAAAGGGGCCTTTTACTGATACAAAAACATATGGTAGTTATGATAGAGTAAATGATATTAATGTTTATGTAGGTAAAACTAAAACAGTACCAAGTATAGAAGCAGTATCTTGTTGGGATTTTTATCCTGATCCAAATGCTACAAGTATTAATGATGCAGATTATGTCATACAAAGACATAGTTTTAATAAACAGCAGTTAGCAGATTTAAAAGAAAAACCTATGTTTAATGCTGATGCTGTTCAAGCATGTTTAGATGAAGGACCTAACTATCAAGTTAGAGGATATGAATCTTCTTTATATGATAGAGAAAATATTACTAGTATTTATAAAAATAGATTTGAAGTTTTAGAATACTGGGGTATTATAAATAAAGACTTATTAGAAGAAGAAGGTCTTGAATTTGAAAGTGAAGAAAATTTTGTTCATGTTAATATTTGGATTTGTGGTGGTCATGTTATTAGAATGGTTGAGAATCCTTC